ATGGTTCACAAATTTATGGATCCTTGTCGTGGCGAGCATCTATGGTATAAAGGGTACACAAATATTTAAACAAAACGGAGGAAAAAAATAATGGCAAATAATAGATTTAATAAACAAGTAACACCTAAAGGATACAAAGTAGGTGGAAGAGTAAGTAAAATGGGTGGTGGGATGTCTACTGCTAGAAAAGACATGGCGTCTGGTTTTTACAAAGATGACATGGGTATGCAAGGCGGAGCTATGTATAAAAAAGGTGGCAAAGTCAAAAAAAATACTAAACGTATGAACAAACTTGAAGAGCTTGGAAGAGTTGATGCTGAAAAAGCTTTTACCAAAAAAGGTAAAAGAAATTTAAAAGCTGAAAAGAAAAGAATAGTAAAAGACCTTAACAAGAAAAAATAATGTCTAAAAAAAATATCCAGAAACTTCTTCAGCAAATGGCTGGTAAGAAAAAGAAAAAAGTCAAGAAGCCTGATCCAAGAGCAGAAGCTCTTAGGGGTAGAAAATATTTTTCTAAAGGTTCTGGAGAAAGTTCCATGGTTAAAGAAGCTCAAAGGAATTATAATGGAAGCTATGTTTCAGGGGATTTAGGTGGTGTTAAAGTAGGAAATAAATCTTACGCAAAATACTATTCTAATCCTGGATTTAAAATGGGGAAAATATAATGGCTAAACTATGTCCAAAAGGAAAAGCAGCAGCTAAAAGAAAATTTAAAGTTTATCCTTCTGCGTATGCTAATATGTATGCATCCGGTGTGTGCTCTGGTAAAATTACTCCAGGTGGTAAAAAAGGTAAAAGAAAAAAAGCCGCTGACGGAGGTCTAATCGTTGATGAAGATTTAACGATGATGGTTGATGTCTAATGGCCGAGAAAGGATTAAGACAATGGGTAAAAGACAAATGGGTGGACATTGGAGCTCCGAAGAAGAACGGGAAGTATCAACCTTGCGGGAGAAGCAAAGGCTCGAAAAGGAAGTATCCGAAATGCGTCCCACTTGCAAAAGCCACACGGATGTCAAGCTCGCAAAAGGCGAGTGCTGTCAAACGAAAAAGAGCGGCGGGTAATCCTGGTGGTAAGCCAACAAACGTTTCAACATTTACTAAAAGAAAAAAAGTCAGCATGGGAGGTTTAATATGATGAAAAATAAAACAAAAAAAATAAAAAAAGTAATTAAAGGTTTAAAAAAAGCTTCTAAATTACACGCAAGTCAAGCTAAGGTTTTAAAAAAAGTTATTAAAAAAAGATAGTATGAGAAAACAAGATAACATGCCTGCTAGAAATAAAAAAAATTTTAGATCGACAAAATCTGGTGCAGGTATGACAGCTAAAGGTGTAGCTGCTTATAGAAGAAAAAATCCCGGATCAAAATTAAAAACAGCTGTGACAGGTAAAGTAAAACCTGGCTCTAAAGATGCTAATAGACGTAAGTCATATTGTGCACGTAGTGCAGGGCAAATGAAAAAATTTCCTAAAGCTGCTAAAGATCCTAATTCAAGATTAAGACAAGCTAGGAAAAGATGGAAATGTTAGATAATTTTATATATAAAGTTTGTGAGACTATTGACAATATTACAGATTATATAGATAATTGGTGTTATGAGAGATACAAAACTATTACAAACTTTTTCAATAGAAAAAGAAAAAAAAGAAAAAGAAAAACATCTGTTTAAAAACCTTCGTAAAGAAGTTGAGACAGGTGCAAATGGAACACAAGAATACATTATTAAGAAAGGTATAAACAAAGGTAAAATAGCAAATGGACGAACTAGCAATAATAACTAAAATACAGAGAGAACTGAAAGAATCTTATCAACAAATTGGTGACGCTATGATTGCGGGCAGTGTTGACAATATGGAAAAATATAAGTATATGATGGGGCAGGCACATGCCTACTTTAAAATATCACAGGATATCTCTAACCTGCTAAACAAGAAGGAGCACAATGATGAAAAAGGAACAGTTATCAAATTCGGAGAACCCAAAGATTAAATACGCTTTGGCCGATAAATATAAAAAAGAAAATAAAGAGATCGAAGACAAAGAACAAAAAACTTACGATAGATTAAAATCAAAAGAATCAGATAGATTACCTCAACCCACTGGTTGGAGAATGTTACTTCTCCCTTTTAAGATGGAAGAAAAAACTAAAGGTGGATTAATTTTAGGACAAGATACTTTAGAGAAACAACAAGTTGCATCTCAATGCGGTTTGGTTCTAGCAATGGGACCACATTGTTATGACAAAGAAAAATTCCCTGAAGGACCTTGGTGTAAAAAAGGTGATTGGGTTGTCTTTGCAAGATATGCAGGGAGCCGTATACAAATTGACGGGGGTGAAGTTAGATTGCTAAACGATGATGAAGTATTAGCTACAATCGATAACCCTGAAGATATACTTCATCAATATTAACAACATAGGAGGATACTATGCCAGACACTGACGAAGTGAAAAAAACAGTTGATATCGACACCTCTGGTCCAGCAATGGACGTCGATTTACCTGAAGAAAAAGATCAAGCAGAAGTTGAACAACCGGAAGTACAAGAAAACCCGGCTGTAAGACCTGTTGAAGAGGATAAGACTTACGAAAATGAAAGAGAAGTCAAACTAGATGACAAGAAAGAAAATACAGAAGAATTAGAACAGTACAGTGATAGTGTACAAAAAAGAATAGCGAAGTTAACTAAAAAGTGGAGAGAAGCTGAAAGACAAAAAGATGAAGCTTTATCTTACGCTGAAAGAACTATCAAAGAGAAAAAACAAACAGAAGCTAAATTAGAAAAAATAGAACCTAATTTTCTTTCTGTGTCTGAAGAAAGTATTACTTCAGGTGTTGAAGCAGCAAAAGCAAAACTTGCAGCAGCTAGAGAAGCAAATGATCTAAACGCTGAAGCAGATGCTATGGCTTCTATCTCTGAGTTAGGTGTTAAAAAAGCTAGACTTGAAGAAGCAAAACTCGCTAGAGAGAATCTAGAAAAACAACCACAAGCAAGACCTGAGGTTAATTTAAGAAGACAACAAGCAGCGCAAGGTTCACCTGATCCTAAAGCTGAAGCATGGAGTGAAAAAAATTCATGGTTTGGTCAAGATACAGCTATGACTTACACAGCTTTTGATCTTCACAAAAAGTTAACTGAATCAGAGGGTTTTGACCCATCGAGTGATGAGTATTATTCTGAAATAGATAAAAGAATAAGACTTGAATTTCCGCACAAATTTGGTAATACTAATAGTTCGGGAGAAAATACACGACCTGCTCCGGTACAAACAGTAGCTTCGGCGAAGCGAAGTACCAAATCTGGTCGCAAAACTGTGAGGCTCACACCATCACAGGTTACTATCGCCAAAAAATTAGGTGTGCCACTCGAAGAGTATGCGAAACAATTAAATATCACGAAGGAGGGATAAGCATATGGAAAATACAATAGACAAGAAGACCTCACGTGCGAGTCAAACAAGAGAAAAAACAGCTCATAAAAAAGTTTGGACTCCACCATCACCTTTAGATTCACCACCTGCTCCATCAGGTTTTAAACATAGATGGATTAGAGCTGAGTCAATGGGATTTCAAGATACGAAAAATGTATCTGCCTCTTTAAGAGAAGGATACGAATTAGTTCGTGCAGATGAATACCCAGATACTCAATTTCCAGTTATTGAAGACGGGAAATACTCAGGAGTGATCGGAGTTGGCGGCCTACTGCTCGCTAGGATACCTGAAGAGATAATTAAACAGAGACAAGATTATTATGCAGCACAGCATAATGAAAAAGAAAAAGCTCTGGATAATGATCTTATGAAGGAAGAGCACCCAAGTATGCCTATCGATATTGATAGACAGACTCGTGTAACTTTTGGTGGCTCAAAGAAATCTTAAAAACTTTCTAAACCATTAAAGTTCAATTAAACCCGTACTGGAGGCCCGCAAGGGCAGGTACATTTATAAGGAGGCCTCTATGGCTAATAAAAACGAACCTTTCGGTCTAAGAGCGATCGGAAAAGTCGGTCAAAATAGAGACAACCAAGGTTTAAGTGAATATAGTATCGCAAGTAACTATGCGACTACTATCTTTTTTCAAGATGCTGTAAAACCTGTATCTACTGGAACTATCCAGCAAGCTGCAGCGGGAGACAGATTACTTGGATCACTTAATGGTGTTTTCTACACAGACCCAAATACAAGTAAACCTACGTTTGCTAATCACTATGCTCAAGTTGCAGCATCTGATATAGTAGCATTCGTAAGTGACGACCCATATGAAAGATTCGAAATCCAAACTGATATATCAACTGCTTCTTTGCAGACTGATGTATTCATGAATGCGGATATCGTTGTTTCAGCTGGTGTTGCAGCGAACTTTGTTTCTAACTCAATGTTAGATGACAATACGCTATCAACAGTAAGTGGTCAGTTAAAAATCATAGGTCCATCAACTAACATCGACAACAGTACAGTTGGCGCTGGTTATTTGAATTGGGTTGTGATGATTAACGAACACATCTACAACTCTGCTACGGCAGGGATATAATAGTTAGAATAGGAGAAAAAACATGGCTATATCACGAGGACAACTAGTTAAAGAACTAGAACCAGGCCTGAATGCACTATTCGGACTGGAATATAAACGTTATGAGAATCAGCATGCTGAGATCTACACAACAGAAACTTCAGACAGAGCGTTTGAAGAAGAAGTTATGTTATCTGGTTTTGCTAATGCTGCAGTTAAACCTGAAGGTTCTGGCGTAACTTTTGACAATGCTCAAGAGACTTACACAGCTAGATACACTATGGAAACTGTTGCGCTTGCGTTCGCAATCACTGAAGAAGCGATTGAGGACAACTTGTATGATAGACTTGCGTCTAGATATACAAAAGCGCTAGCTAGATCTATGGCGAATACTAAACAAATCAAATCAGTAAATCCACTGATCAATGGTTTTGGAGGTGGTTTCACTTCTGGAGATGGAAGCAACTTGTTTGCAACTACTCACCCAACGATCGCTGGAACTGTGTCAAACACTTTGGCTACACAGGCTGACCTTAACGAAACTTCATTGGAGCAGTCTTTAATTGACATCGCTGCAATGACTGATGAAAGAGGTCTTAAAATTGCTGCTAGAGGAATGAAAATGATCGTTCCTTCTGAGCTTCAATTCCAAGCTGAAAGACTTATGAAGTCTCAAGGTAGAACTGGCACTGCTGATAACGATATCAATGCAATCGTTTCTATGGGAATGGTTCCTCAAGGTTACAGAGTGAACAATTTCTTAACTGATCCTAATGCGTACTTCTTCATTACTGATGTTCCTAACGGAATGAAGTATTTTGAAAGAACACCTATTAGAACAGCAATGGAAGGTGATTTTGATACTGGAAACGTAAGATACAAAGCTAGAGAAAGATACAGATTCGGTGTATCTGACTATAGAGGTATCTTCGGATCTTCAGGAGCAAGTTAATCGTAATTTTTTGTGGCGGGACATAGTCTCGCCACAATTAACTGATAGAAAGAATAATGG